GGCGGTCGCTACCACACTGAGCGGTGGTGCAGAGATCGGTCTGACCGCGACGGGTAATCTGACCGCGTTGTCAAACGCTTCAGCGATGGCTGTCGTGATAAAGAATACCGACACCACCGTGCAAGGCTGGCCCACTGCCGATATTGCGAACATAACGAGTCAGCCGATCGAGAATCGTTGGAACGCCGAAGCGTGGTGTTTGCGCTCAATCTTGTTGTGGCACGTGCAGTCGTACGCGCAGGCAGGCAACTTTCCTGATCAGTTGTTTTATCCGATACGTGTTGCCGATCCCTACGCGTTCTCAACCGGCGGCACTGTCAATCTCGGCTGGAATAACTTAGCCGGAATGGGTGAAGACTGCGGTGGACTCGCGGCGCCGGTCTTTCCGTTCGGTGGCGGCACGGGCGAGGTGACGTTCTGGACTACGATAAACGACGTGCCCGAAGCCGAGCGCGGTGACGCTATGTATATTGCTCAGGGTGTGGCAAACGGCAACATCATGCGCGAGCAGACCTTGGCGCTCATAGCGCAGGGTCACACCGAGTGGCCATTCGCCTTGCCGCGTGTTCGCGCGGTAACGAGTTACGCCGACGGCACGTTTGCGGGCGGTCAAGACTTCTGTCCGACGGCCGCTCTGATTCGAGTGCCTGGCCGAAAGCGCCTGCACATTATCTTGCCTCGTGGCGCTAACGGCGGCGGGTCGCCAGGCAGTCAGTCTCAGGCGAATTCAATCGTCACCGTACGACCGAAGTGGGGGCCAATTGGCACAGCGGGCATCGCGGCAAACACTGAGTTGAACGTGTCGTATGGCAACGCGAAGACCACTTACTCGTTGTGCGGCTGGCTGATCAGTCAGACGATCAACAGCGCGAACACTGGGCCCGGCGTCGCGCAGCAGTCGATGACCACGCTGTGGAAGTTGCTCAACGACAGTCTCGAAATCATGGGCTCATGGACAGTCGCCGCAGAGAAAGCAGCCGTGTTAACGACGCGGTACAAGGCAATGTGGAATGGCACTTCTTTGGCCACGCCAACTGTCGCCGACGACACGCCTAACTCAACATGGAATAGGCCAGACGGCTTGCCAGTGTTTCAGACCGCCGTGGACTGGCCGCAACCGACATCTCCTGATCCAGTGCTGTGGGTATCCGATACTTCGATGAGTGCGTGGAACAAGCTGAACACTCAGGCGTATGAGGTTCTTGCGCATCCTACTGTTGGGCAGTTGTTTGACGCGTCGTTCACCACTCCGCGCGGTCCGTACTTACAGACCCTCGTCGGCCGTGCTTACGCAGCAACGTTCCAGCTGTTCTACTCGTACCTCGGTTTACCTTGTGACGTGTACGCTAACTTGTTGAATCGGCCTTTGATCACGTCGTTTCGTGAGATACTCGACGGGCTGTACTGCACCAGCGCTGTTGGTACGTCAATCGCGCTCCCGCCGATTGCCGGTATGCTGGCCGCGCTGTACGCGCGAGTGACTGGGGCCGCTCCTGCGGCACAAGAAGGGTGCATGTCATTCATGTCCGCGCGAATGCCGGGTCAACCAGGCATCTGGCAACTGGTCTGGTCGCCAGCCGCTGGCGCATTCTTGGGCAGTGTCGTACCGTGCCTGATGTCGGACATTTTCATGCACATTACGCTCTGTGACATACCGCTCGATCTAAGTCCGTTTGTGCCGCAGTTGCTCGAAGATGGGTGCACGGGGTTGCCTGATCTAACGGGTCGTCAGTTGCAACTGTTAAGCGGTGCGCACTATTCGGCGGCGTGGATGAATGCGGCACAGCAGATCGGTTGGCTCAACATGGACGAGACGCCAGACTATTACGCCACGACGTTGTGGAACATGCGCGTTACGTGGTGTGCAGAGAGCGGCGATTGGCGCGACATTAGCGGCGGCTTAGTGCCCGCGATGCCCGCGCGGCTTAGCAACGTGTATCGCGCACCGATCGTCGCAAGTGCGACCATCGCTGGTGAGAGCGCGATCAGCATCGAGCAAGTGTGGAACACGACGTGGATGCCGCGCTTCACGCCGTCTGGCGCGCGCGTGTATTTGACGGTGTTGGCTGCTGACGTCATCGCGCACAATCAGCGCATGCTTGGCGTTTCGCGTTTTGGCATTCCAATCTGGATGATGCGTGCCACATCTGCGCCGCCGGCCATCTTGTCGCAGTCGGGCGGACGCGACATTCGCAGACTCATACCCGGTTGGTCAACAGAGCTGCGTGTGCTCGATGTTGTTGGGCCGAATGCGGTGTCGCGGCCAGGACTCTGGAACGGCAATCTGCCGCGTGCATCAGGAAGTGCGGGCGTGGTTGCGGAAGGCAATCAAAACAAAGTCGACGGCCAGACGATTCCTGGTCCTCGCCGCGAACCTCGTTCGCCCAACTCAAATCAAGACAACGGTTCGGAGCCGGCGTCTCCAGCCAACGTGAATGCCGCGACCAGCGCTATCACAAGTGGCATATCTTCTGGCCTCACGACCCTCGCCCTTGGCGCGGTCGGATCGATGGTTCCAAGTGCATTACAGATATTGCGCGTCGCCGCCCCAGGCGCGCATGCCGGTATACCACGCGGACCGCTCGATGGCCCTGCTCCGAATAACTTAAATGTTTAGTGACCTCGCGGACGCGGGGGCACAGCCGAGTAACGTCGGCATCGGTGACACGCACAGGCGCGCACTACGTTCATTTTTGCTCTTTGAGTCGACCCAGGAGGCTGTGTCGACAGATATTCTCAACGCGGCGTTGCGAGGAGAAAGACGAGATAACTTCGATATCGCTGAGACGACATTCGTAGGGTTAGGCAACCGGCAGACTCCGGTTACGCTGGCCGAGGTACGAGCGGCGATGGAGAAAAAAGTTGAGCTGAACACGACGGTATTGAAGGAGTTGCCGACGAGTGAAGCGTGGGCGAAGGTGTTAGCCGGCACAGCGTCAGATGCGGAGTACCAGGAAGTGTACCCCCCTAGGACAAGCAGTGATCTGGCGATACGCCGAGGGCGGATTCACGATGTGGCTGTTGCATATCGCGATGACAATTTGACTGCGTTATGGCGCCGCGTGGTCACGATGGGGGCCAGATGTGGATGGGATATAATAATGACGACGATGATTAGTGCGATGGTGTTCATTCGTGTCGAGTGGCTTGACGAGGCCGAAGCGATTGGTCTGCTGCCTGCGACGCTCGCTGAGTACACTGACCGGGCGAAGCAAGTCAGTGTCATAGTGAAGACGCGAGACACAGTGTTGCCTCTGACGTATTGGGCTGAGCCGGCAGTGTTGACTGGTTACCGTCAGCCACCGATGCCGGGCTTCTCGCTGGAAGAGGAAGCGAGAGTGTTGGCTGAGGATAGTGGGCGCGAACTTGGTGGCGGCGTGTTCTCGTTTGACGATGCGGCTGAGCAGGCGCTATCGATGCACAACACGGGCGGTGAATATGTGCCGTTTGCGGATTTCGTCGCATCGGGCGAGTGGGTGACGGGTGGTGCCAGCTCAGTAGGCAAGGTTTATGCCACAGTCGACGGAAAGCCGATCCATTTCAAGGCGCGTAAGAATTTGGTCCGCGAATTGTTCAGCGACGATGAGCTCGTCAAGCTTGCGATGGCTGCCGAACAAGTGAATGTCGCGATCATAAAGAGCGAGCTTGCCAAGATCCGACTGGCCGTTGCGGGCGACTTGGGCACGTATCTGTTGATGGCATGGGTAACTAAGCTGTTGGGTGGCGCTTACAAGCAGTGGCCTGGTTCCACGACCGAGGAGACGTTGAGTGAGCAGAGCGACCGGCTCGTGCGCATGATCACGGCGCTGGCGAAGCTGTTGGGCATTCCGTTCGACTTTAAAGGCTTTGATCATCAGCCAACGCTCGAACAGCTGCTCAAGATAGTGTCGATACTGCTGCGTGTGGCCAGGCGAGCGGTGCCCGCGGCCGGATTGACGGAGTTCGACACGATCGCGGCTCGTATCGTCACCGGGTTCAGACGCGCCGTGTTGCGGTTTAAAGATGGTAACAAAGAGGGCTCGTTCAAGATGAAGAATGGCTTGGCGTCCGGGCTGGGCTGGACATCGATTCTCGGCAACGCATGGAACACTGTCGTCACGTTTATTGTTGAACTCGCTCTGCGTTCACTCGGTATCAGTGACGCAATCATCGAACGCTGGATCCGAGGCGACGACACTGCCGCGTTCTCGGATTCGTGGGTCAAAGCTGCTCTGGTCGTCGAGGGCTATCGTTGGATGGGCGCCGAAGGTGGCATGGGCAAGTTCTCGATTTGGCGTGGCGCTTGTGAGTTCTTGCGACAATGGATCACTCGTGACGGCGTGAGCGCGTACGGTGTGCGCTCGCTGCCGGGATGGTTTCAGCGCAAGCCGTGGGGCGTCGAGCCGTGGCGGCCGGCCGCGCTGATTTGCGCTGTGGCCGAGGTTCGCGACACGCTGGTCCGGCGTGGTTGGGACGCGACGCGCGTCTGGCGGCTGTGGAATGCGACGCGTCGTGTGTGGTGTAAGAAGGCGCGAGTGTCTCCGCGCTGGTTGGAACTTCCTGTGTCGTGTGGCGGTTTGGGTCTTGAGCCGTGGAAGGGTTGGTTTCCTGACAAGCCGTTTCCTGTGCCGGAACTGCCGGTCCTGGCGATCAGCAACTCGAACGGGCGCGAGTTCAGCACGGTTGAGCGCGAATGTGCTGCTATTGGCGGTGGCGATGTTGACGAGATGAGGAAGATCGCGAACGCTCGAGTCGTCGGGAGGATGGTGTCCGACTCAGTTCCGCATATCTTGAAGTTGCTCAAGAAGCCGGAGTACAACGCCAAGTGGCACAAGAAGGTCGTCGCTGCGCAGCCGGGCGACGAGAATCCGAATGCCGCGTCGATGCCGGCTGCTATCGGCGCTGTCGACGTCGCGCTAGCGGGCAACCAGAACTGGTTCGGCTATGCTCGGAGAGCTTTCAACGACTGGTCACTGTGGTCAGAGCTTGAGCCAGCCACGGGGGTGAAGCCGTTAGACCTGTTCCGCAAGGTGTACCCAAATGACGCCGCCGTGCTAGCGAAGCTCGAAGCTCGAGGTCTGAGGCGTCGCGATGCGCTGGACTGGTTGTTCGGGACTACAGTGTTTACGCTCGCTGGAGCAAATCCTGTGGTAGGCTCGATCGTGAGTGCGTTTACTCGGAAGCTCATTGGAGCTCCGGGTCGGCGGAGTTGGCGTGATGCGTGGAGAGAGCACGTGTACGTCTACTCTGTCTACTGTGCTAAGCGACTATCCACATCGCCTTGGTACAAGACCTTGTTCTCGTGGTAAGAAGGTGAAGAACGTTCCTCGTTAGCGGTAAACGAGTGGCCTGGACGAAGTGCGGTTGACAACCGACGCCACAACCAGTGACAGTGTCACCCCCC